AACATCGAAGCACAGAAGAACCCTGTGTCTGCTGATGGTATGCCTTGGTAATGCCTGAGATTGATGACAACACCAGAGTAGCTATACCACTAAGGAACTTAGTTGCTCTTGGTGCTGGCATCGTTATGGCTACTACTGCTTACGTAACGCTAGACACTCGTATTATCTCGATCGAACACGGTCAGGAAATACAGAACATGAACATACTAGAAAACTCTGCGTTTGTTCGTGAATGGCCTTTAGGTCTACGTGGTGCGTTACCAGACGATCTTATACAGAACGCTAAGATTATGGCTCTGGAAGAACGCAACATAGAGATACACGAGTTACGCAGGCAGTTAAATAAAGTAGAAGTAGAAATAGGTAAGTTAAATGCACAGATAACTGTGGACCATCAGAGCGGTAAGGAATAATCATGTCAGATCTAGAGCAAGCATTAAGTCGGTTAGAAGCTCATGAGCGTGAGTGTAGCATTCGTTATGAAATGATTCAAATGCAACTGGATGCACACAATCAACGCTTTGACAAGCTTGAGAAGATGATGACAGGTGGCTTTGCTTCTATTGCTCTTATCGTCACTATGGCTATTGCTATCTTGGAGTTTGCTAGATGATTGAGTCGCTCATAGGGCCTGTTACAGGGCTTCTGGACAAGTTTGTACAAGACAAGGACCAGAAGGCTAGGTTAGCTCATGAAGTCGCTACAATGGCTCAAAGACACGCTCAGGAGCTTGCTAAGTCACAACTAGAGGTTAACAAGGTAGAAGCAGCACACAAGTCCTTGTTTGTCTCTGGTTGGAGACCTGCTGTTGGCTGGTGTTGCGTACTAGGTATGATGGGCAACTTTATGGTCATACCGTTTACCAACTTTGTTTTAGCTCTATTGGCTATTGAAGTTACTATACCACTCATTGACCTAGAGACTATGATGCCTGTACTAATGGGTATGCTTGGTCTTGGTGCTATGCGTTCTTATGAAAAAACCAAGGGCGTGTCGAGGGAAAAGTAAATGGCAAAGAGATCCCCTACAATTGTTTACAAGCCTTCTTTTGGAACCGGGATGTTTACGGGAGGAGAGTTTGGTGGCGGGCCTTCTGTTCCTCCAGAGTTTGGCGCTAACCCACCTAATTCTGCGTTTACAGATTTTTCTAGAATTAGAGACAGTCAAGGGCGTATAAATCCTATTTGGACACAGCTTCTTGCAGATTTTGGAAGGTCAGATCTTTTAGAAACGCAAGGAGAGCTTTTTCAAAGAATCGCTGAACTAATGGCGCAAGGTCGTCCTGTAGCGCCTGCTGATTTAGAGTCACTAGATCTTACCGAAGAAGATTTAAATTCTTTCCTTGAAACTATTCGAGCAATAGAAGAAGCTGGCGGCTATGATGAATGGCTAGAGCAACAAGAAGATGACGATGATTCTGCTGAAGAAGAATTTAATGAAGAAAGCTCTATTCAACAAGTTTTAAACGAATTTAGAGAAGCCGGAGAAGAAATAACCAAAGAACAAGAAGAAACCTTTAGGGACATCTTTAAAACAATAAAGGATGTTGTTACTGGGGCAATCCCAACTAATAAAAAAGATTTTGAAAAGTTACTTACAAACGTTTTAAACGGTGTAGCTGGCGTATCTGGAGAATGTGAATCTTGGACAGAAAGAGTTCCTGATGGTGAGGGCGGTACATATCAAGGTTGGAAAGATTGCGTAAAAATTGGTACCCTTCTTTCTATACCCGGTTTAGATATTCCCATGCCTTCCGGCATAGTTGATATTACTTGGAAAGACCTTGAGGACGCAGTTAAAGAAACTGGTCAAGACATTAAGGATATTATATCAGATCCCGGTGGTTGGTTAGAAGACACGGCAGAAAAAGCAAAAGAAAAAGTTAGAAAAGTTTTATCCAAAATCAAAGGCGGCATAAGTGATAAAGATCTTGAAGACATTATCAGAGATGCTGTTGGTGGAAGTATTGGCGCATGGATCGGTGGATACATACAAAGCAGTATAGAAGAAGAAATTGAAGAGGCGTTTCCGCAACTTTTTATTACAGATCCTAATGAGACAGAAGAGTGTGCTAACGGGGCAGTTAACTATCCAGAATGCACAGAGTGCCCTGAAGGGTTTTTCTTTTCAAAGCAAACAGAACGATGTGAGCCAACTAAGCAAGCACCTGAAGTGCCTGAAGAATGTCCTGAAGGAACGGTTTATTCAGAAGAAACAAAAAAGTGTGAGCCAATAAAACAGGCTTCAGAAGTAATTGAAGGCCCAACAGAAGAGGAATGCCGAAGTCAGGGCAGAAAGCATATTCCGGCAGACGCTAAGAGAGGAACGCCTAGCGAGTGCGGAGAGCCAATTAAGCAAGCTCCAGAAGTAATTGAAGGCCCAACAGAAGAAGAGTGTACTGATCAGAATAGAATCTACATTCCTGCAAACGCTAAACTTGGTACGCCTAGCAGGTGCGGTGATTTTATTAGAGAGGCTCCAATAGTTCCTGAGGGTCCAACAACAAAAGAGTGTGCAAATCAAAACAGAACACACATACCAGAAGATACTAAGCGAGGAACGCCTAGTAAATGTGGTGGTTGTGCATCTGGCTACGAAGTAAACGAAGGTGGCGAGTGTGTAGAAACATTAACGCCTTGTTCTGGTGATCAAATACGTAATGAAGCAACTGGAGAATGCGAAGATCCACCACCAGATTACGTAGAAGACGCTCCCTGCAAAACTCCTAGCGGAGTAGACGGCACGTATGATGCCGACGGTAACTGCGTTGAAGATCCAGAGCCGGAGCCAGAGCCTGAACCAGAGCCTGAACCAGAGCCTGAACCAGAGCCTGAGCCACAACCTCAGCCTGAACCTGAGCCAGAGCCGGGTGATACTGATGGTGATGGTGACGATGATGGTTCTTTTGGTTTTACAAACGGCGAAGTAGTTGAGGGTGGTAATGACTTTGGTATGTGCCCTGACGGATTTACTCCAAGGGCAGATAAACAGGGAAGTAATTGTTTTGCTGCAACAAATCCATGTGAAAGCTCTGACTATGCAGAAGCTAATCCGGTTGAGTGTGCTAGTTTTCTTGCTTCAGATCCTGAACCTGAGCCACAACCTCAGCCTGAACCTGAGCCACAACCTCAGCCTGAACCTGAGCCAGACCCTGATCCTTCGCCAGTAATACCTCCTGAGCGTGCAGAAGGTAGCCCGTGCGAAACTAGTGGGCGAGAAGGAGTTATTCAAAACGGTATCTGTGTTCCTACAGAAGTTTTTGAACCAACACCAACCTGTAACGACCCTAACGCAACTGTTGCAGAAGACGGAAGCTGTGGTCCTTGTAAAGAAGGGTTCACTGTAGATATACAAACTGGTTTGTGTTTAGCCGACTCTGTAGAAGGTTCTTGCCCCAACGGAGCTAAAGATTATCCTTTATGTTCAGAGTGTGAAGACGGTTCTAGGCCAAGCGACCACGAAGGAGATCAGTGTTTAGGCGAAATAATTATAACTCCTGAACCGGAACCCGAACCTCAGCCTGAACCAGAACCAGAACCTGAGGTAGAACCTGAGGTAGAACCTGAGCCAGCAGCAGGTGGCGGTGGTGGTGGTGGCGGAGGCGGACGCTCAGGAATGCTATCAGGCAATGTAGACTGGGCAAGACAACCGTTTACTGCTGTAGAGTACCGTGCCCCAACCAGAGCTATTAACGTGCTTAATAACTTTATTGAAACAGAAGTAACACAATCTTTGGTACAAAACAGTGCCCAAAAGAAAGGAATGTTTGACGTATGACATACTTAAACTTAATGAATGGCGTACTACGTCGGATGCGTGAAGACGAAGTAAGTACGGTTAATGAATCTACGTACTCTAAAATGGTTGGTGACTTTATTAATGACGCTAAAAGAATTGTAGAGGATTCTTGGGACTGGTCAGCACTTAGGACTACTTTAACAATCACTACTACTGCTGACGTTTTTAATTACGTTTTAACAGGCAGCCAGAACAGAATTAAAGCGCTTAACGTAATCAATGATACAGCTAATTTGTTTATGGAATACAAAACAGCTACTTTTTTTGATGAAGCTTACTTAATATCTGATCCACGCAAAAGCGCTCCTACGTGTTATACGTACAACGGTGTTGATAGTAATGGCGATACGCAAATAGACATTTACCCTACTCCAGAAAAAGAGTACACCATTCGCTTTAACTGTGTTAAAAGAACAGGTGATTTGACTGTCGATGACGACAGGCTAACAATACCTAGCATGCCGGTAATACACTTGGCTGTTGCTTTACTAGCCCGTGAACGTGGAGAAACAGGAGGCACGTCTGCTCCTGAGTACTTTAAAGTTGCTGAGAATTATATGTCTGACGCTATTGCTTTAGACGCTCAAAAGCATCCAGAAGAAGTAATCTTTTATACCCCTTGAGGTAAAATATGGCACAAAAACTTAACAGTATAAATTTGGTTGCGCCTGCCTTTAAAGGGATCAATACAGAAGATTCTCCGCTGCAGCAAGACCCGTCGTTTGCTGAAATAGCAGATAACGCTGTAATTGACAAACGTGGCCGTATTGCAACACGTAAAGGCCATGATGTTATTACAACAAACAAAACTGCATTAGGCACGGCAACTCTTAGAGCAATCAAAGAGTTTAAAGACGACGCTGGCAACACTAAAGTTTTTTCTGTAGGTAACAACAAGATTCTTAGCGGTACAACGACGTTGGCTGACGAGACTCCCGGTAGTTACACCATTTCTGCAGACAACTGGAAGATGGTCAACTTTAACGACAAAATATACTTCTTCCAACGTAGCCATGAACCCCTTGTGTACGATAACGCAGGAGGCTCTGTAATCAAGCTCAGTGCTGTTTCTGGGGCTGCTGGAGTTACTAGCGCCATGTACGGTAACGAAGTCCTAGCAGCGTATGGCAGGCTATGGACAGCAGACTTTGGTGCTGACAAGTCTACCGTGTACTGGTCTGATCTTTTGATAGGTCATGACTGGTCCGGCGGCACTAGTGGGTCTATTGACATATCCAAGGTATGGCCTGACGGTTACGACGAGATTGTATCGTTAGCAGCACACAACGGTCTGTTAATTATTTTTGGCAAGCACAGCATTGTTGTTTACGAAGGTGCCGAAACTCCAGCTACAATGGCCTTGTCAGATACTGTAGCAGGTGTTGGTTGCGTCGATCGTGACACTGTACAGCACACAGGTACTGACGTATTGTTCTTGTCACACACCGGTCTTAAGAGCTTCGGTAGAACAATACAAGAAAAGTCAATGCCTATGGCTAACTTGTCAAGCAGTATTACTAAAGACATTATTAGCTTGTTGCAAAACGAAACTAGTTTTTACCGGTCTGTCTACAGTCCTGAAGAAGGTTTTTATTTGCTAACTTTTGTAAATCAAAACGTAACTTATTGTTTTGACGTAAGAGGCACATTAGAAAACGGTTCTTACCGTGTGACTCGTTGGCCCGGCACAGGGTTTACGTCCTATGGTAGACTTGAGAATGGTAAGTTGTACATAGGCACTACGGAAGGTATTAGCGAGTACAGTGGTTACAGCGACAACGGAACTAAGTACCGTTTTAAGTACTACAGTCCGGGTTTGACATTTGGTGACCCTTCGATGTTAAAAAGAGTCAAGAAGATTAGGCCAACTTTGGTAGGCGCTAACAGTGCCACAGTATTTCTTAAGTGGGCCTATGACTTTGACACAGCCTACAGAACTGCAGAATTTACTGTAGGTAACCAGCAACCTGCTTTCTACAACGAGGGCGAATACCCAGCTTATTCGGAGCTTTCGTCTTATGGAATATCGTCAACAGAAGTTGGTGGTGTTGTTATTGTTAATAAATATCTTGGTGAACTTACGTCCGCCCCTACAACAGGGTCTGGCGGAGGTGCGCTACTTAACGGAGACAGTTACTTTAACAAAACAGAATCTGTTTACTACGTTTATATAGCTGGTTCATTTACAAATTTAGAAACACTAACGCCTTCTTCTATATCAGAGTTTACGGGCGGTGAACTAACGTCACGTAGGGCAGTCAACGCTACCGGCGGTGGCGGAGTTATCAACATAGGTTTGGAGGCAGATATTAATGGTTTTGCTTTGTCTCTTCAAGAAATTAACGTATTAGTTTTAAAAGGTAAAGTACTATGAGCAACTATAGTAAAACTACTGACTTTGCCGCTAAGGACAGTCTACCTTCTGGAGACAGCGGTAAAATCATTCGTGGCTCTGAATTTGAAAAGGAGTTTGATGCAATTTCTAACGCTATCGCTACTAAGGCAGACATAGCATCACCAACATTTACAGGGACAGTAACAATTCCTGCGCTGACGTTTACAGGTACACTGTCGACAGGAACTATTGACGGGGGTACTTACTAATGGACGATTTTTTAGCAGCTTTGGGATTAGCTGGTGGAGGCGGGCTTCTTTATGAAGCTTATGAAGACCTTGGAGACATAGGGCGAGAAGGTTTTCAACGCTTTGGAGAAGGGTACACTGACCCCGAAACTGGGGAGTTTACTTCGGGGCTTGCTGACAGGCTGGCAGGAATGCTGGAGTTTCAGCCTTACACTGTTACTACAGCTACTGGTGGACAGTTTGGCATGACTACAGACCCTACTACAGGCCAAACGACTTACCAACTAGACATGTCTCCTGACGAACAGGCTCTTCAACAAGAGCTTCTTAAGCAAGCTACAAGCTTTTACGGACAGGCAGCGACACCTTCTGAAGAACTTGAGCAGGACGTTTTGGGCCGTATGCGTGAACTTAGGGCACCTGCCGAAGAACAGGCCAGAGCAGAACTAGAGCAACGTTTAGCTGCTCAGGGACGTTTAGGCACACGTACGGCAATGTTTGGCGGAACTCCTGAGCAGTTAGCAATAGCTAAGGCAGAGCAACAAAGAGAGTCTGAAGACATTTTACGTGCCATGGAGTTTGCAAGGGCTGACCAAGACAGACAAGCGAAACTTGGTGCAGGAATGCTAGAGGCATCTTACTTGCCACAAGGTCAGTTACTGGCTGCGTTACAGCCCGGAATGACAACAGCAGAACGTCAACGACAAGCGTTGTCTGAACAAGCACAGACTTACGGTGAAACCTATGCTTCAGCAATTAATGCACTACTTTCAGCTGGTATGGGCCAAGCAGGTCTTGCTGGACAGTTAGGTTCAGGCCTTATCAGCACTGCTGGTAGAGGCTTATTTAGTTAATAGGAAGGAATAAATCATGGCACGTATATCATCAAATGTACTTCAAGGGTTGTCTTCGCCTTCCTTTTCACAGGGCATGTTTACTGCAGGGGCAGCCCTTGGCGGTATCCCCGGTCAAATGAAGAAGAAAAAGGAAGACGACCAGTTTAACAAACTAATGTCTCAAGCACAACAAGCACAACAAGCCAACAACGAAGCTGAATTGTTTAGTATTGCTCAAAAGTTAAGAGCAATGGGCCGTAATACAGCAGCAAACACTGTTGCAGCGACAGCCACTAAGCTTAGGGAAACTAACCGTCAAAAGGGCCTTGCTAGTGCTATTTCGTCTGCTGAACAACTTGCTAGACAAGGGGCCGATGTACAGCCACTGTTGCAGGACATTGTTGGTCTAGGCGGTACACCGGAGCAGTTAAGAGGTATTCGGTCTATTGTTGATACAGGAGCAATGAATGAAAAAGAAGGGCTACTCCAACAAACATTAGCTAGTCCTGAGTTTGACTTCGAAAGGGCCACAGACGTAAGAGACTACTATAAAGGCGCTAGTCAAATGGGCGTAACACCAAAGAGAGCGCAACAAATTTTTGAGGACTTTAGAGCGAAAGGGGAAGTTACTTTTGTAAATGCAGGAGAGTTTGTTGATAGTTTAGGAAACCCATATAATGCACAAATAGAAAGGGATAAAAGCGGAAGGGAAATCGGGGTACGGTATGCTCCTATAGGAAACGCTCCTCCATATTCTGAAGTAACTCCGGACGGAAAACCAAACCCTCTAACACGAACAGGAGACTATGGTTTAACGTCCAGAGGAAGAGTAGAAATGGAGGTTGAAGAAGCTCGACAACGAACACTAGAAACGGAGTTTGCTAAAGTTCAGGAAAAAGCAACGGTACAGCTACCTGAGTTACAACTGACAAAAACAAACCTTGAAGAGGCCATTGCAATATTGGATACAAAAGAAGTAAGAACAGGCGGTGTTCCAAGAGCAGTCTCTAGGTCTTTATTACAATTTATGGGTCTTGATGCTATTCCGCAAACCGAAGGGGAATTCGAAGCTTTACTTTCTGAAGCTGTTATGGCAAGACTTCAAGGTTTTGAAGGCGCTATTTCAGACGGAGAAAGAATGTACGCCGTTAATAATATTACTAATTGGATGGACGGAAACAGGAAAAACAAAGGAAGACTGGCAAAACTTTTAAACAGGGCTAACATGGAGTTAAACAAAAGCATTCGCATAGGCGAAGCCGAAGATTTTAACGACTACCGACGTTCTTCCGGTATTTATAGAGAAAGTGATTTTATTGCTTTGCCTCCAGAGTTCAGACGGGAAGCTGTGGACTTAGTAAGAAGTAAAAAATACACATATAATGAAGTTTTAGATTTGTTTGCTAAGCATAAGGCTGGACAATAATGACTTTACAAGAGATACTACAGCAGCAAGAACAAAAGGAAGGTATAAGCGGTACTTCTACAGAAACATTAGAAGATATTTTAAGGAGGCACGGCCCAGCACCAAAAACACCTTCTCCAGTAGTTCCAGAACCAACTACAGCAACACCTGCCGCTGAAGAGCCTAGCTTTTTACAACAGAACCTAGACATTCCTTACGCATTAGGCGGTGCAGCAACTTTGGGAACTCTTGGCGGTATGGTTGCAGGGCCTCCCGGTGCTTTTGCTGGCTCAGTTCTAGGAGGAGCTTTAGGGTCTGGCGTTGGGGCCGGACAGTCGGAGTTCCTTTACGGAAGCGGAGATCCTGTAGAAGCTTACAAGGAAGGGGTTGAGGCTGCTTTGTGGTCCGCTGGTATTGACTTAGCTACTTTTGGTATAGGCTCTAAGTTGAAAAACGCTTGGTACGCCGCAAAGATGAAGAGCGGTAAGTCTGTTGAAGAAGCCACTTTAGAGGCTATCGACACACTGTACGCTCCGGGATCTCCAGAGTCCTTAAGATTAACTCAGCAGATCCTTAACCGCAAGGGCGCTACTCTCCTTCCTTCACAGATTTTAGAAGGAGGCTTAGACGGTTTTAGAGAAAGAATTGCTTCAGTGGGTCTTGTGTCACGAGAGCGTATGGACGACAACATAAGGGCTGTTAATGAAGGTCTTGTTGAAGAGTTAAACGCCCTAATCAACAAAAACGCTTCAGGAATGGACCTTGACGTGTCTAGCATTGGTTCTGTTTTTGACACTATCTTAGCTGAAGGAAAAACCGCATTAAGTACGCAGTACAGGACAGGCCTTAAAGAAGTTGAAATGGGCCTTAAAATTTCTAAAATTGCAACTCTTGATTCCCGTTATTTGACTACACCCCTCAGTAAATGGATAAAAGAAAACTCAGGGGTCATTGCTGACAAACAATCTCCGGCTGCTTTAAAATTCTTAGAGGAGCGTATAGCTAGAATTCAAAGCGCACCAAACGGTAGAGTTCCTGTAGAGGAGCTAATTGACTTTGACAGAGAGTTCAATGCTCTGGCTTCTGAGATGTTTGGTAAGGGTGTAAACGACAGGGCTATGCAGTCTCTTACTGAGGCTGGTAATTTAGTTAGAGACACTATTGCTAATGCTCTTCAGACAGTAGACCCTAAAGCTGCGGCAAAGTACGCAGATATGAAAGTTGCTTATAAAGAAGGCTTAGAAACCTTGTTCCCTACAATTACAACCCGTTTTGTTACAGAAGCAGGTAAAGGTTCCTATAAAAACTTAGGAGGTATAGCCACAAACGCAACCAATGTAGACGTTGTACGTGCCATGAGGAAGAGTCTTGCTAAATCTATAGCTTTAGCTAAAAAAGAAGGAACTAAACTTTCTTTTGAATCTTTTGACGAAGTTGATAAACTTATGAAAGAAGGGTTTTTAGCAAGCAAGTTAAGCAAAATTAGGGGAACAGAAAAAGCAAACGTCTATAGCCTAAAAAACTTGGCAGTTGGTTTACAAAACCCTACTCAAGAAAAGATATACAAAGAAGTCTTAGGTGACGACTTTCCTGCTTTTAAACAGCTAATGAACGCCGTGCTTGAAACAGCAGAAAGCGCCTCTGGAGAAACAGGTACTCTAGTTCTTCGTGGTTTGGAAACTAAGGGTGGTAGAGGTTTAGTGCAGTTATTGAGCGGAGCAGTAGCTGGCGGTGGCGCAGGTGCTGTTGCTGGTGCTGGTACTGGTGCTGCTGCAGGTGCTCTTGGTGTCGGCGCTTTGGCTTTGTACGTCCCCAACATCTTTTCAAAGATAGTAACCAACCCTCAGTACGTAAACAGGTTGATTGCTATTAAGAAAGGAGGTAAGGAAAAAGCAGGGGCCGCTGCTGATGTAGCCCTTAACATCCTTGTGTCTGAAGTGATTGACGAGATGTCTGAACAAGGTAGGGCTGAAGCAACAAAACAACTAGAACAAATGTTGTTGGAGCAGACTAACCCTGCAGAGGCCGCTAGAAGAAGAGAGGCAGCAGAGGCAGCAATACCTCCGCCAAGTACTCCTTTTACACAACAAGAGTTAATTACTCGTAGCGGCTTAATCAATCCTCAAAGAGCCAAGATGAAGTTACAGCAAAGCTTACAGGAAAGGGGAATGTTAACAGCGCCTTAGAGACGCTCTAGCACCCACTTCAGGCCCATGATCTCTCCCCGTATCTCGTTATTTCGGGCTGCGGGGATAGACTTCTGTAGTTTGTTCTCAAGTACTCTTATGCGTATCTCAATATCACGTTTAATGTTCATAAACACACCTTGAAAGAACGGGGGCACTAAGGCCCCCTTTTGTTTACAACTCGCAGTTGTTGCCTGTACAAGCCAACTGTTGTGACCCTTCAGTCATGTCAGAGTTCTCAGAGATGTTCCAGTCGATGGTCTCAGGAAACTCCTCCTTCAACTTCTCAAACGTCTCCAGATCAATAGGTTCATAAGGAGCCTGTTGGTACGTATGCTCTGAGTAGGGTAGGAAGCTTACGCCACTGATCTTGTCGAACTTGTTGTACAACCACTGACCCACCTCAAGGAACTCATCGTCACGATAGTAACACGTCATTGACGGCTTATGTTCACACCAGAAGTCCTGATAGATCTCCCAAAGCTCAAGTTGCTCCATAGCACCCATCTCAGAGGCCACCACAGCCCCCTCAGGCGACTTTATGGGGAAGGAGAATACCTTGGTAGTGGGTGACATTACGTCGTCCTCTACGGGCACTCCTGCTGCCTCTAGGACTTGACAGAGGGGGTCTCTTGCATCTGCTCTAACTCGTCTAATGTATTGATCTGCATATCTAGGGTGGATGCCAGAAGCAGAATCAACCAACTGACTAACAGTACCGGAAGGTTTAACAGCAGTAATGGCAGTGCTAAGATTAATACCAAGCTTGCTAGACCATTCCGCATTAGTACTAATCGCTTCCTCTTTGAGAACAATGAGCCACTCTTTAAGTTTTTCACGGTCTTCCCTCCCTGACAACACAGCGTGATCCATGATGCCTGTTAGTGATACACCTAGTAGTGCTTCTTCTTCTGTATTCTTCTGCCACACCTTACGTAAGTAGCGGAAGTCGGTTAGCGTAGCCTGAAGAGACCCAAGGATAGCTGCAACACGAACTTTTCGTTTAAGGTCTGACAACGTATCTCCTGCCCTGACAACAACTTCCGATAGATTGCAGAACTGGTAGGGCCTGAGGATGATCTCTGAGCATGGATTAGTTCCAAAATCATAGGTAGCATCTCGTCGCTCGTTCTTTGCAGCTTGCTTTTGACTTGCGACTCTAGAGAACATTCCTCGTTCTCCGGAGCGGGACTCGTATAAACTTTTCCACTCATTTAAAAACGCCTCAAAGTCTGGCTTTTCTGTATAACATGCGCTGTTGTTCGCTAGTCCCCGTTGAGGATTATCTTGCCACCACTGGCCTGACTTGCATCGTCGGAGTCTATCGTCAGTGAGGTTAGACAGACTGATGAGAGCGGACCTGCGTACACCGCCGACGACGACGATCTGTGCAATCTTACAGCAGAGATCATGACATTCGATGGAACTAAGTTTACGTCCAGCAGCTTCCCGAAAGACGCTGACTGTGAAGTTGAACAAATCGACAAGAGGTTCTGGACCAGATGCTCTACCTCCGAAGGTCTTAAGGGTTGCCCCTGCAAGTCGTACTCCAGACACGTCCCATTTCGGAAGTTGGCCTGAATACAACAAGCTAACAAGTTCCCGGTAAGCTTTAGCCCATCCAATTTTGCTGTCGGCGACATGTATAACTGTATCGGTATCATGGAATTCCTCTGCTACTTCTGGTAATTTTGTTACGTACTGACGCTCTACACTAAAGCCTACTCCAGTGCCACACATAAGGACGTACATCATCTCGTCAAATGCTTTAGGGTGGTCGATAGGCATGTAGGAGCAGTTAAACCCAGCTACATTGTCACGGTCCAGTGCTTCTCCAGCAGTCATGAGTGCTCGCATGGAGGGCATAACGCCCATGTCATGGATGTCTGCAAAGATTCCGTTAGCCTGCTCAAGTGTTAGCTTGCCCTTCTCAATCCAGAAGTTTAGGTAGCGGTCAATTGTTTCTTCCCAAGTCTCCCGTCGCTGTTCCTCTGGTAGGTAACGAGCGTATCGTGACTTGTGTATGTACTGTTGATATGCGTCCATTAATTTAGTTCCTTGATTAGTCGTTCGATGTACCAGCGGCATTTACGTAAGTCCTCCACTGGTTTACCTTTGTAGTCGTAGCGCCAGAGGTACTTCAGTGCGTTACCCTTGAGATAACCATTGAACTCATGTTCAGGCATGGACGCTTTGATTGCTTCGATAGCTTCGATTGATCCTTTGTTGTAGTGGTCAGGTTGGTCCACAGGGTCTACCTTCTTCGGTTTCCTTACGGACAGGTTGTTTAGTGCAGTAATTGTGTCCCACTCTGCAGGAGTCGCATCATCAATACTCATTTTCTTCCTCCTCTAGCTCTTGTTCAAACACATCTAGTCTGTTGATTAGCTTGTCCTCAAACCTGTCCAGCATCTCTTCTGAGGTTATCTGTAGGGCCTCCAGCAGGTCGTCCGGGTCAAAGGTTTTCAAGAGGCGTTCCTTAACTTCCTCTAGTGTTAGTGACATAGTTAATCAACTCCTGTAATGTCTCTATATTATACCATAGTATTCCTTCTTTGTCACACCATTGTGCCATTGTCATTTTGGCACCTTTTCGTATCTTTTTGTTGGGCGACATCAGAACAAACACTAGCTCTTGTCCTTCGGGGAGACTGTCTCTGACACTGGTGTACTTCTTCGTGTCTCCGTCCCGAAAATATCCTTTGCATTCAACAAGAGTACCGGAAGCATTATGTACGAAATCAGGACGGTAAGACCTACTAATAACGTAAGGGACCGTGAATGGTTCATAATCAAAATCCTTCAGTATCTTGCTGACATCTTCTTCGAACGTGCTTCTAAATGTTGATTTCTTGGACCTTCGGCTCATTGACCACCTCCGTTAAAAACCTTGGACCTGTTGAATAAGAGAAGGCACGTAGGCCGGGCCAACAGGCTTTCTTGTACGCACAGTACGAGCAACCGATGTCCAACTTCATGTTACCACTCTTGCCGTCTGGCTTTGGCTCGTAGCACTGCTTTGGCGGCTCTTGCTTCTCCACCATTAACTGTACGTGCTCAATGCGGTCTGTGATGTCAAACCCTATCTTCTCGTACACAGGGGCTTGAGTGTCCTCCTGATCGTACATGAGGTACGTTAGGTGTCCGTTTTGTTTGTCCATCGCAAGCCAGCCAAAAGTTGTCTGACCTTCTGCCTCTGCATATCCTTTAATTTGAGCGACGTATCCAAATGGATCATCGTAAGCCAGCGTACCGTCTTTGAATTTCTTAAACCCGTAGCTCGAAACACTCTTAACGTCTGTGACAACACCGTCAATTTTGCAATCCATAGAACCCGTAATGCCCTTGATTTCACACTGCTTCTGTTCGGCGGTAACCTCATGTCCTGATGCCCTCGTTAGGAATAGTAATAGTTCTTCAATCAAATGGCCGTAAAGGAACTTAACAAGCGTATGTCCTTGCATCTCCTCTGACTTCTGAACATTGTTGTAGTGATTCCATAAGAAGCGGTCTCCCTTGCCTATGTTAGACATACGTAGCTTACGTCCGTCCCAAGCACGTCTCTGTCCAAACTCCTTACGCATAAGGTCTTTCACGTTTTCACCGAATAGGTCTATGCACTCTTCGATGTCAACGTCTTTGTCTACTCTCTTGGTCTTAACAAGTTTGTAGATGTCGTCCACTAATGTGTATACATTCTTCATACTAATTCCAGTCCTAATTGCTTGTCTTCTGCATCTCTATGGTTAACCCACCTAAGTTTACGTGTTTCTGCGTCAAAAAGCAAGTAAATAACACCTAACTTTTTTTGCTGGTCACTTCTATATGAACGTACGGTCCAGAGATCGTTTCTAGGATCGTACTGAGAAGTCTTTACGTCAATTAGAACTGTTTCTCCATCTTTTGTAGCAATCATGTCAATAGGCCCTGAGCAGCCTGCGTTTAGAAACACTTCGTACCCGTTGTCCCAAAGCCAAGTAACTGCATAGAACTCCGCAAAGTCTCCTTTTCTGCTCTTACTCATTTCCATTAATGTGTCTCCGCCCATGTTGTTCCGACTTTGTATTCTCCATCAAGGGGGCATCTAAGGTTATACTCCACGCCTGCCGCCTTGAGGCACTCCACTGCGAGCCAGCCAAACTTCTCTGCTTGGTCTGCAGCCACCTCCGATTGTACTTCGTCATGAATGTTACCTATGAATTTATAGTCAATGTTCCACTGCTGTGCGTAGTCGTCCAAGATCACCAGTGCTTTTTTCATTACGATTGCACCTGCTGCTTGGAGCAGAGTATTCAATGCAGCATGTTCAGATCTAAC